AATATCAAAAGGCACTGTGGTGTTAAAATTGCCGCCCGGTCCTATGGTATAGGATTGCTGATTCCCGGCAAGAGGGAAGCTCAAACGAGTCAAGGCCGTGCTCATCAGCCGGCGCGCCGACCACTCGTCAATCATCATGTTGAGAGCTTGCAGCGCATCATTCATTTCATCGGAGGTCGGCGCTTCGGATTTATCAAGCACTCCCAATGCCCGCATTGCCCCCTTGATTATGTCTTGAGCGGCTAAAATCATACAATGGCCTTATGAGGCTTGCGGCCTCGCTTTTTCGGTTCGGCAGTTGTCGACTCTGCCGGTTCGGCAAGAGGCTTTTTCTCTTCCTTGTCCTTGTCCTCAATCTCAATCAGTTTGTCGGCGAGTCTTTCAGCTTCAGCCTGATGATAGGCGATTTTCGCACGAATCGCCTTGACCTCGGAGAAAGTTTCCGGTGTCATTGACCATCCGCGGTCGATATTGTATTTCAGGTCTTCGGCATTGAATACTATCTTGGGATCTTCAACGATGTGATAGATCATTCTCGGGAAATCAATTATTTTATCTGTCATGGTGTCGTCTCCGTCATGGCTTTTCGTTTTTTGGCCTTCTCAATCCTTTCAAGTTTCCTTGCAGTTGCGGGTTTCACAACCCCTTTATGCAGCATCCGAGCCTTTTGTATATGCGAGCCCGCCGAATCAAGGGGAGTTTTATATTGAGGGATAGTTACCTTTCCCGTTTCTTTGTTGCGCCTGGACATAAAATTACCGATGGATTCAACGCCCTTTCTCTTCTTTTTTTTCCTTTTCATTTCGCCTCCCTGTTCCTACGCTTTATATACTGTTCGGTGGTTTCCCGCTTGTTGTGATGCTTCTTTTTTTTTGTCTTACCGGCGCTTCGCATGGCCGCTGCTATCGCCTGGTTCTGCGGATGACCGGCATGAACCATTTCGCTGATGTTCTCACTAATTACTTTTTTCGATTTTCCCTTTTTCAAAGGCATTTTCTTCTTTTTCCTCCTTAACGATCCAGAGTAGTTCATCTATCTCGTTGTTGTAATCTTCTGCGGGAGTCCAGCCGGTATTCCTGATTTTGTCTATTCGATAATCCAGCGAGGTTTTATAGAGTTCAGGACGTTTAGGCGTATATTCATCCCAACTGCCCATTGTGGTAAGGTTTATTTTCGGCGTGTAGCCGAAGAGTAACTGGCATCTGTCCGCTATCCTGTAAGCCATATCGAGAATGCGAACCGTCTTTGTGCTGCCGACATTGAATATTCCCGGCTCCCACACTTTTTCAAGAACATGAGATACCGCGCTGCAAATATCCGTAGCGGTGATAAAATTACGCTCATCATCATCCGAAAAGAAAAGGTTGAGCTCTTTTTTCTCAACAGCCTGTCTGCACATTGAATTCATAACAATGATCCAAGCTGTTGCCCGGTGCGGATTCGCAGGCCAGCCCCAACCATTAGCGAATCGCAGAACGATGCCGCCTGAATGCTGCAATACCAGCTTTTCAGCAAGATAATGCGAAAGGGCGTAAACTGATTCGGGGTTTGGTTTCGTTTCTTCCGTTATTGTTCCTTTCGGTGGATAGTTGTATACATGGATTGTAGAAAAGTAAATTACGCGTTTTGCATTTACGTGTGTCAGGAGATTATGCGTCCCGGCAACATTGACTTCGTAGGCTTTCAGGCGATCCTGGCGGCATTGATGATCGTTCAATCCGACAAGATGAATTGCTGCATCATATCTATTTATTAAGTGCATCTCGCCGAGAATATCACCTTTAGGACACATGACTTCGTGATAGCGTTCAAGATGTTTTTTTAATCGCCCTCCCAAAAATCCTGTTGACCCTGTAAGCAGAATGTTCATTTCTTCTCCAAAATATTATGCGATTACATAGCCCACTTTAGTTTTTTTCATCCGCTGCCCGCCAACCTTGGGTTCGGATTTAGCCATGTCAGCGTAAGAACTGCCTACTCTTACCGAGGTCGTTCTCGTCCGCTTCCTGGCCCTCTCTGCAATCTTCGACTCGCTGCCTACGGGAGTCAAAGAGTTTCTATTCGCAGATTTTTTTCTTTTCGGCCTGCTTATTGCGTTTCTTTTCTTCATAAAGCTATCAATTGAAGATGTTTTACGTTTTTTCTTCATTGGTTTTCTCCGAGTTAAAATTAGGCCGCATCTGTCTCTCAGGACTTAGTTAATGCGCCTGTTTTATTTCCCGCCTGTGCCGCCAACCTTGGGATTGCTTTTTGCCATGTCGGCATAGCTGTAACCGGCATCATGAATATTGCCACGGCTTGACCCGCCGTCATGTCCCGGCGCAGGAGCCTTCCCCTTATACATGCCGTCACGTTTCCCTGCTGTGTTCTGATTCGGATATTCCATCGGCTTGCTTGATTTCGCCATTATTTTTCACCTCCTTCCAATTTTTCTTGAGATAGGGAGTTAAAAATCTTAAATCATTTTGGAAAAGGAAAATACCATACCTGTCTGCAATCTTGTCTCGGTAAAGCGGGTCTTTGTAGCTCGCATACGGCCTATCGTCCTGACAGAAATTCAAATCATGGATTGCATATTTGCCCGATTTAATCTTCGGTGAAGTGTTTTTTAGACGCTCATACATTTTCGGGCTGATATCATCTATGCCGTCCACGCTTGCCCGTTTCTTGAGCGGCATCGCCATCCCGCACAAACCACAAAATTCTTTGATCTGATGAGTGTAGTTGATCGGAACGCGGGTCCACCAGCCGGGAATAACAGGCCAAGCAATTTCATTGCCCTTTGCATCGTATCTTTTGTTCAAAAGCATGGCTAGCGAGGCCGCTATTTCGCAAAAGTAAGCTCCGAAAGGATTTATAGAAGCTGACCAAGATGCTTGAGCCCAGCAATGCTCAATGCGATACCATTTCTCCCATTCCTGACAGGGCAATTCATTGGCTGACACAAGCACTGGACTGTGCATCACATCATCCCGGGTGTGGTCATTCAGAAAGATATTGCCGAATGTTTCAACAATCACTTCCCGGTAATGCTCAAAGCCTTTTGGAAAAGTTGTCCAGAGCCCGGTCCAGCGCGGTTCCACTTTGGAATGGAGATAGTTACAAAACCTTTCAAATTCGGGATGGATCAGCGGCTCGCCTCCCATCATCCCCACAAAGTGAGCACCGGGGAATTGATCCATCTTTGCAAAATCTGCGGTCGCGTCCACAGCTTCCTTGAAGGTATCAAAGTCCATAAAAAAAGGCTTTTTGTGATGACCTACAAATCGCGTGCAGTTTCCGCACTGATAAACGCAAGCGTTTGTTATTTCAATCTGGATTGTATCGTTGTGTAAAATCGGCTTCATGCCTTTACCTCTACAGCTGCGGTTTCTTTTATTTCGCCCGGAATAACAATAGGCTTCGGGTTGATCTCAATCCCCCACTGTTTTAACTGCTGCTGCATCTGGACAACTTTCTGTTCCGGTGTCGGCAGGTAAGTATGAAACAACGGACCGCCGAATTGATTCATCATCCCCTGTGGTGTCTGAATCTGGCCGAGGTTGATATAATTCAGGTTCAGCCCGAACTTTGCAAGAATATCCGGCATGAGTACATGCTTGAGCCCGTATCTTGCAATATTCCGGCTAACCAGCATATCCTCAACCATGTTATAGCCGCTCATTGGTTTCGGTGCAGTCAATTCATCGTGCATGGGAAAGCACATTGCCTGAGCTTCTGCGAGCGTGATGTCATCAAGAGGATGGTAATAGTCAAGGCACCAATCTGAAACCACGCTGAACCAGTTGCCTTTGCCGATCATGCGTCCATCCCGCATAAAATATTTATCGGCCCTAAACCGAATAGGAACGAAATCTGAACTGCTATAAGCGGCAGTCGTGTCTTTGGGCAGAAACGCCGTCGGATCGAAAAAGTCAGGATGAACAAGAGCGTCAGGATCAATAAAAATATTCCAATCATTCTGCATTTCCTTGCCGAGTTCATATATTTGAAACTTTTCAAGGCCGGGGAAACCTCCCGCCATGTTCTCGCCGGGCAACGTAAGCTTGCGCTTGTCTATAACAGCGAAATCGGCGCCGATCTTGTGCGCATACATTTTCATCAGCGGATATGTGAGAGCAGTTATGTCCGGCTGGTAATTGTCAATGTTGAGTGTAAAAAGAGTCTTTTTCATTTCTTCCCCTATTTAAAGTTTCCCCTGCGCCACACAGGGGATATGGGGTTCGTCCAAGGGCGTGGCCCCCTTCAGCGAGTCTAATTACCCGCCAACAATCATACCTTCCGTAACTGCGGTCTGTTGCAGTTCGTTGGTGAGGTTTACAAGCTGGTTTTGTGTGATGCTTACAAATTGAGATACGCATCCTCTCGTCGAGTTGGCTCCTGTGGCATTGTCAAGTAACACCGTTGGCATGGTAAAAGATGCCAGCGTGTAGAACTCTGCCGGAGGCGTAACGTTTGTAGCACCGGTGTTCATGAAGGTAACGCCAAGCGTGGTCGTCGAGTTAGCCCTGCATCCGACAATCGAGATGTTCGGCGTGTAACTCGGTTTGTTGATGCCTACTGCGCTATTGGCAAACAGCGTGATGTTCGCAGGTAACGTGAACACCTGCTCTGCCGTGGTGTTGTTCGCCACTGAGGTCGGTGCGAGATACACGGAATACACCTGCATGGGCGGCGTGCCAGGGTTCCTATGCACCGCTGCAACCATGAGCCCTACGGATGGCGTGTTGGTAATGCCAAAATAAGCCATGTTTATGGCATTTGCCCCGGTAGTAGCCCCCGCCAGCGCAGTGTTGGAGTTCGCCAGAGCCGGAACATACCCGACTACGACATCATTTGCAGTAATGTTATTCACAGCCATAGTCGTGATATTGGCTTGGTTCGCTCCCGTTGCCGTGGTGGTCGTGATGTTAGACGAGCACAAACAAATCGGGCTCGCTACGGTGATGCCTGGCAATGCAATGGCATTGAATGTCATGTTGGCATTCGCTGCGATGTTCGCAGTAGTCGGGTTGACGAAAGTAACGGCAAGCTGATTCGGTCCCGATACCCTGACGTTTCCAATGCCGAGATTGGCAATGTTCGCGTTGGTCTGGTTGATAGCTGCAAACATGCCCGGCGCAATCGCCGTGCCGCCAACAAATGAAACTGTTACCTGTCCATTGGTGTAGCCCTGTCCACCATTGGTTACGACAATGCTCGTTACGCCACCGCCCGAGATAGTACACATGGCAGTTGCGCCTGTGCCGCCGTATCCTGCGGTCGGAGTGAATACCACCGTGGGAGGCACATAATACATCGACCCCTGGTTGGTCACGTTTGCGCTTACTACCTGACCGGCGGCGTTTACCGTTACCGTTGCTGCGGCGTTGGCTCCATTCAGATTGAAAGTCTGCTCAACCGTGGAGTTGGCCGCAAGGTTGGCAGCAAGTCCCAAGCCAGCGGGGATAGTGATGGTGTTCAGGCCCCGAGCTACCGCGCAATAGTATGTTTCATTCGCAGTCAGTGCTACGTTGGATGCTGTCGGGTCCGCGTACACAACCTGGATGGTATCGGTTGCGTTGGAACTGATTCCCATAATCCCGATACCTGCCTGTGCCGAAGGCTTGCTGATGCAAAGCAGCATCTCATTTGCAGCGAGGTTGGCTGCAATGCTGTTTGCGGTCGTCAAACCCTTTACGGTTTGAGTGGCTGTGCCGTTTGCCACGTTAGAAGTAGCGCCGTTGTTGGACGAAAATACAAGAATCTGGCCTCCGTTTACAACTGGCACGACCGTCTGTGTCGGCTGTGTTCTCTGAAACGGCGTTGCTATAAGTTTTACTCCGTCTACTGAGCTTGCAACTTGCTGCGTGAGAGGAGTATTTTGAACGTTTACAGTTCCAGTACCCATGATAGTTCCTCCTTAGCCCCAAACCCTGCACGCCATTTCAGGCCGGAGAGTAGCCCAACCAGCAAGAACATCAATGCGGGTCGGGAAAAGATCGTTCGTGATGTCGTATGCGCGGATAACCCTCAGAGAAACACCGTCATACGTTTCACGCGCTGAGAAGTCCACGCCGCCGGGCATTACCAGATCGGCGGTTGCCAGCGTGAAAGCATCCTGATGATAGGCAACGTTGTTGACTGCGGTAGTGGTGTTCGCCGCCATGTTAAACGTAAGCGCGGCACCGCCAGTCGGCAATAAAGTAACCGTCTGAAGCGGATTGATTGGAGTAGACGGGCCGATGATCGCCGGGGAGATATTAAGCTGTACGTTCCCGCCCGAGTCGCCAAGATAGTATCCAGCCGGATAAAGCGGCGTGGCTACGTTAGCGGAAGGCAGGATCACAAATTGCTGTAGCTGTCCCGTTGACTGCTTGTTTTCAGGATTGACCGAATATTCGCCCGTAATCGTGAACGTCTCGCCGGGGTAGTATGATGCCGATGCCCCACCGACTACTGCCAGTACCGAACCGGCCTGGTTTGCAGCACCAACGACTACCGTGGTATTGCTATGGTTGCCGGAATACTGGATGTTGACGTTCTGGTCCATGGCAAACTCGAAACCAAGCGCACGCCCCATCACGCCCTTTCTGTACTGCTCACCAAGGGTTCCCTGGTCGTTGAACAGACCGGAAAGACCCTGTACTGAGGTTGCCTGAGCGATCGGACTCATTACCATCCTGCGGTTCTCATCCCGAGGCGTAGCAAAGTTGTCCATCATCATGCCTGCATTGAGGTAAATCTGCGGCGCGTTGGAGTTTGCCAAACCTGAGCCTGCACTGTTTCCAGGCGTTACCGTCGGCGCACCGACATTGTTGTAAACCTGTGCTACCATTGCCAGCCCGTCATAATCCACGCCGCTGGTGATCGTCGCCATTGCCGGTGTCAGTACGCGCTTGCCGAAATCATCCAAAGAAAGCGTCAAATCCTGGCTGGAAAATTCGGTGTCTACGCCGTATTGAGTGGTAAGTTTTACAGGTACGTACTGCTCGTTTGTACCCTGAATCTGAATCTGCTGTCCGCGCCGAAGGAAGTATTTGTTCGGCTTGCGGACGTTTACGGTGTCGCCGATCTTCGCACCAACCACGGCAAATTCTTTTGAATACTGCCGGTTGATACCCTTGACGAACACCACGTTGTTATGGAGTACCCGCAGAGCTTCACGGGTCACCATAGTGACGGTTATTAATGAGTTACCCATAACTGCTCCTTGTTTTCACAAGGTTACCGCCGGGCTTTTGCCTCCTCATTCCTGCGCTTCATATAATCATCCATGGACATTTTCTCAAAGTCCACGTCGGCTACGCTTCCCGTAGCACTGAGGTTTTTAATCGGCTCCGGCGCTTGTGAAATCTTGTTTGGTTTGATTGCTGGATTCGCAGTTATCTGCGCTTCCAATCTGCCAATTTCTTGCGCCGCCAAGATAGGATTAAGTTGAGCAATTCGCGTGACTTCTCCCGGGTTCAAGTCAAGGTATCGTGTGAGTTCAGGTCCTTTGTTGCTTGCCTTGATTATCCAGGCCATTGGTTCGGAAACATGATAGCCGATTCTTTCGATCGCATCATCAATGTCAGGGAATTTCTCTCGTGCCTTTGCCAGCCGCTCATTCCATCCGTTGTTGATGGTTGCTTGAGCATTTTGCTGAATAGATTGACGACTCTGCTGTTGAATTTTCTGCATGACATTGTAT